GATATTATAGCAATTTCCTCTCAGCAGCCTTTTTATCCAAATTCTCTTGATACTTCTTAGGGTCAACACCATCAATAAACAGCATAATATTATACCCTGTGTGTTTTTTAAAGGCCGCAATATATGTTTCGTATTGTTCGTCTGTCATCTCCTCACCCTTGAACTCTTTATAATAATTGCACACAATTCTTTTTCTTATTTCTTCGTCTCTTTTGTCTTTTTCTGCTTTTTCTTCATCTGTTAAAACCTTTTTTTCTGCTTGATTTTGTGCTGTTTCATCTTCAAGAATACTTTGTTTTAATTTAGCAAGAATTGTTTTCTTTCTCGGGTCTCCAATATAATCATGCAGAATTTCCATTTAATAACTCCTTAGCTTTATTATCTATTTCTTCTTTTTGTTCTAAAACCTTAATTAATTCTTTCTTTTGTTGTGTTGTTAAATGAGAAAATTCGTCTGTTTGCCTTTTGAAATATTCATTTAAAAGACCATTTACTAATTCACTTCTATTTGGAACTCCTTTTAATAGTTCGCGTATATCGTCTGCAATATAAAACATCGTAGGGTATCCCATTTTGTGTGTATCTTACAAGACTAATTACTATATAAACCTTTCTATGCTATTATATTATATTATTATAACATACCTTTATTATTATTATTATTATTAGGTGGCACACACTCTCATTCACGCTGTTTTCTTAATAATTCAACTGGAAGCTGCGCCACGCTGTGCTTTAAGCAGCTGACTTGGAGCCCCGCAGGGCGACACTACGGACGCATCTCGTGCTCCCCTTCGTGCCTAACCTTTATTAACTTTAGACGCTTTTTTGTGCTATTCTTCTAATGCGCACAAAAAAGCGAGTTAATCAAGTGCACGCCGTGTCGCACGTGGCGTCCGTAGTCCGTCCCCCCCCGTTACGCTGTGTGATACGCTATTAGTTATTCGCTACACCGAATAACTCGTATAAGATATGGCTAAAGCCCCCCGACGTTCAAAAATTTGTTAAGGGGGGTAGGGGGGTAGTTACGAACAAATATTTTATAAAAAGAAAACATTTAAGTAGGGGGGGGTATTATAAATATTATGAAAAAGGGTAAAGGAAATATACCAATGCAGAGAAGAAGAAAATACGAAACAAATAAAAAATTAATAAGTGATTATAAAAAAGAAAAATACTGTGAAAAGTGTGGTTATAAAGAACACCCAGAGATATTATGTTTTCATCATTTAGGGAAAGAACCAAAAAAATTTGAAATAAATAGTTCGTCTATAAGAGCAACAAAAACAATTTTAAAAGAAATTGATAAATGTATTCTATTATGTCCAAATTGCCATCAGTGGTTACATTTAAATAGTTGTGTGTCTATTGAAATCAAAGAGTAGAGGCGACACTGCTTTTCATAAAGTATAATCACCTCTTTTTTCAGTTCGCCTCTATTCTCTAATAATGGATATAACCACAACAAAGAAAGCAACAATACGCAACGCATTACGTAAACTCTGGCTTCAATCAAAAGAACGTAACTTAGCCTTAAAGAACGCCAATTACACGTGCCAGTCTTGTGGCGTAAAGCAAAGCAAAGCAATCGGACAAGAACAAAAAGTCCAAGTCCATCATAAAGAGGGCGTAGGTAATTGGGATAAAATTATAGAAATGATACAAGAGGAGCTTCTTTGCGACCCAGAGTTATTGGAAGTTCTTTGCCCAGATTGTCACAGAGGTAAAACCTATGGAACTTGACGAATGGCAGAAGACAATTCTGGCAACAAAAGGAAACATTTGCTTGAGAAGCGGCAGGCAGGTAGGAAAATCGACAGTGGTTTCTATTTTAGCTGGGGATTACGCGGCTCAAAACCCCCAAAAACTAATAATGATAATAGCGGCTGTGGAGCGACAGGCTTATCTGCTATTCGAGAAATGTTTGTATTATATGGAAAAGACATATCCAAGGCTTATAAAAAGTGGGAAAGACAGGCCAACAAAAAGCTGCATAAGGCTAAAAAATGGTAGCACAATATATTGTTTGCCAACAGGCTTAACAGGATACGGAATTCGCGGCTACACAATAGACCTGCTAATAGCAGACGAGGCAGCTTTTATCCCAGATGATGTTTTCACAGCCCTCAGTCCGGCGATTGCGACACGAACGCCCCTCGGAGCCAGAATAATTCTTTTATCAACACCATTTGGCAGAAAAGGATATTTTGCAAATGCTTTCAAAGATGACACGTTCACAAAGTTTCACGTAAGTTCAGAAGAATGTCCAAGAATAGATAAGGAATTTCTGGAGCAAGAAAAGAAAAGAATGACGAAGTTACAATACACACAGGAATATTTGGGAGAGTTCGTAGATGCCTTGATGCAATTCTTCCCAGATGAGTTAATTAAAAAGTGTATGAGAGCACAAAGACCCCCGCACGTATCAAAGACAGATTATTATCTAGGTGTGGATTTAGCAAGAATGGGTGAAGACGAAAGCACATTTGAAATAGTTCGTGTTGGAAACGACAAAAGATTATATCACGTAGAAAGCCAAGTAACAACACGAACGCTTCTGAGCGAAAGCACAAAACATATAATAGAACTGAACAAGATTTATAATTTTCAGAAGATATTTATCGACGATGAAGGGATAGGTGTCGGGGTTTTTGACCATCTGCTGAGCGAGGAAAGCACAAAAAGAATAACAATCCCCATTAATAACAGCCAGAGGGTTCTTGATAATGAAGAAAAGAAAAGAACAAGGCTGCTGAAAGAGGATTTATACAATAATCTGCTTAGGCTGATGGAATTAGGCGAGATTGATTTATTAGAAGACCCAGAAATCTTTATGAGCCTGAAATCTGTGCAATATGAATACACAAGCGACACGAGAGGAAAGGTTCATTTGAAAATATTTGGTAGTTACACACACATAGCAGAGGGATTAATTAGAGCGTGTTGGTGTGTGAAATACAAACCTTTAAATATCTGGATACAATCCTTTTAATATGGGAACTGCTGAGCTTAATGCGTTTCGGGACAAATATACAACAGATATTTTAATCAAAAAAGACACGACAGGCTTGGAGAAATTAAAAATTGTTCTCAGTTCTGATACTTATGCAATAGGGGAGTTAACAGCATATGGCATTTAAGGATAAATACACGACGGATATTTTATTGAAGGCAGAGCCAGACAAAGAAAAAGATAAAGTTATTGTTTCCCCTGACGCTTTCGCTCAGGGAGATATGATGCAGGTTTTAATTGATAAATTGGAGCATTTAAGGCTGGGGAAAAAGTAAATGGTTGAAGCAGGAACGTTATGTGTTAATGCAGACGCAATAAAAAAAGCAGGTTTAAATGCAAGTGCGACAGTAGTTGCTGAGGGTTACACAAACATCTATATCAAAATGGCAGAGGGTTTTGTCTGCGCTAATGCCAAATATGATTATGTCACGAATTATGCAAGCGTCTCGACAATAGGAAAAGAAGCGTTAAGAGATATAACCTCATCTATGGCAGGAATTTATATGATACTTTATGATATGTCAGGATTTACAAGCAGAACAGAGGCTCAAACCATGCTGGATATTAACTGGACAATAGTTCGAGAGGGTTTAACCCTTTTGAGAGATGATAAATATCACGCATTTGTTTTAAGAGGGACAACAGGATAATGGTGCCGCCAATACAGTCAAAAAGTTTTATTAAAAGCTCAGAGGGTTCTCTTGCTTCTTATGATTGGACAGATTTAGGAGAGGGGACAGGAATTGTTGAGCTTTACGGCTTTACAAATGATGCAGCTGGAACTTTAGGCTATATCTTAGATAAAAATGCTATGGAATTAAGCCAAGAGGGGATTGTGGCAACAGGTGACGAAGTCAGAACAGATATATCAACAACAGCTACAACATTTTCTCTTAATGCCTTTAATATGCCAAAGGTAATTAAAGGAATTTGCTATATTAACTTTACTTGGATTTTAAGAAATAATGCCGCTCCTGTTGCAACAGCCAAAGTAACTGTTGCTATTTATAAAAATGCTTCTTTGCTTGTGACAGGCGATACACAAACGTTCACAATAGCAGCCGCTCCTGCAACAACAGCACACACAGAGGTTGTTGCCTTGACAATCCCAATTACAAATTTTAAAAAAGGAGATATTTTCAAAGTTAAATTTACAGGAGTTCAGGTGACAGGAAACATAACTGTCTTTTTGCACCATGACCCTTATAACAAGGATTTCACTTCAACAACTCCAAATGTAACAGCAGCAACAAACACAACAAGATTAAGGGTTTATGTTCCTTTCAGGATAGATGTATAATGGCAGACTTAAACGTATATAAAACAACGAATGTAGGAATGACAGATGGTCTTGATGACTTTATTACGAGTTATTCTGTCTCAGCTCAGAGTTTGGATAGTCCAGACGATACAGAAGAGACGTATTGGTATTTCTCAAAGGCAGCAGAATACCTCGGCTATTACAAGCAAATCCCAGAACTTAAAAAGGCAATAGACGCTCTGGCTTTATGGACTGTAGGAAAAGGGTTTAACACAAATATTCACGATAAGATTATTTTAGACCATATTCAGGGCTGGGGTGAGGATACAATCCACAGCATACTTTGGAATATGGTTGTTATGAAAAAGGTGATAGGTGACAGCTTTGCAGAGATAATCAGAGATAAGGACAGCGGGACAATAATCAATCTTAAACCTATCTCTCCTGAACGTATGCGTATTGTTGTAGGAAAGAACGGAGTAATCAAACGTTATGAACAATACGCAAAAACAGGAGTTGCAGCCTATAAGAAATATGATAAAGAGGATATTCTGCACTTATGCAACGACAGGGTTGGAGACGAAATACACGGGGTTTCAGTTATAGAGGCTTGTGAATGGGTGATATTAGCCAGAAATGAATGCTTGACTGACCATAAAAAAGTTATTCACAGGAACGTTGTGCCAGTCAGGATTATAGAAATTGACAGTGATGACAGCGTGAAAATAGCCAAATTAAAGGCAGAATACAAGGACGCAATCACAAAAGGTGAAGTTTTGATTATTCCTAAGGGGACTGTGGCCATTACTCAAGATACAATCACAATACAAGACCCTATCAGTTGGATACAATACCTAGAGAACTTCTTTTATCAGGCTGTAGGGATACCAAGAGTTATAGCTACAAGCCAAGACTACACAGAGGCTGGGTCAAAGGTAGGATATTTAACTTTTGAGCCTGTTTACACTTTTGAGCAGACACTATTGGAAAGCGATTTGTGGAACCAATTAGGCATTAAAATTGCTTTCAATAGACCCCCAAGTCTTAAGGATAATGTTCAATCAGACGAGGCTAAAAACACAGGACAGGTTGGCTTTCAGCCTAAGGAAAGCTCAATTAATATGGAGAGAGAATAATGGATAGAAAAACGATGAGAACATTAAAGGAGAAATACCCAAAACTTCAACTTAATGAGAAAAAGGAAAAAATAGATAAAAATCACGTATTGGGACTTATAGTTAAACCAAAAGACCCTTTAGAATAAAATGGCAAAAAAGAAGAAAACAACACAAAGACCCTATCAGGGAACGACAATAACAGAGCAGACACCTTTTAGAGTGACAGTTCCAGCGCCTGACCCTTCAAACCCTTATGCAGGGCTTAAAGTTGTTAAGCCTTTGCCTGCTATTGTTCCCCCACCTGTTGCTCCTGAAAAAAAAGAAAAAAAGCCAAGTGAGACTGAGATTTGGAGAGCTGAGGGTGAGGGAATTATCGGAACAACATTAAGAGACGGCAGAACATTCTTGGGATTAAGCCCTGAAGATGTTGCTAAAATGGCTGCTGCAGACCAAGCTAAATGGGCTTTGCCTGAGGGAACTGTGCCAACTGGAACACAGCAACAAGCCATTAAACAGCAAGGGGCTGTTCAGGAACAGCAAGCAATAGGGGCAGAATTAGCTCAGCAGGTAGGGCAGCCAAATGAAGCTTTATTGGAAAATATTGAGGCAACACCTTATAATTGGGGCAGCGCAGCTGGTGCGGGTGCTGTTGGAGCTATCCCTGGACTTGTTGCCAGAGGATTAGCTGGAGCAGCTGTTGGAACTGCTATCGCTCCTGGTATTGGAACTGCTATAGGTGGTGCAGCAGCTATTGGGGGTTTTTTAATGGCTGCAAGAAGCAATTTAGCCTCACAAATGACAGGAGAAATAGCAGCAAAAAAGATAACATTAACAGAAGGGAATGCTAATTTAAAAAATCTTATTGCAGATACAAATGCAAATCCAAGCCACGCAGCAGAAAACTTGGCTCTTTTCAATTATCAATTATCCAGAATAGAGAGAGCCTATTCTGAGCTCCATTTGGATACCCAGAGAAATCTGGATAAATTCCTGGGCAAAGACGGGACAGCACAACTTGAAAGATATGCAAGCTTTTATTCTGTTGGGGGAGACAGAGACCTTTATGTTCTGCAGATGCAGATGGCTTTAATTAATCCAGACCCTAAAAAAGTTTCAGTCTCTATTGAAGACCCGATTTATGGAGATATATCTTATGAGTAAAAAAGAAATTATCTGGAATATAGTTAATGCAGCCTTAGCAGGGGGTTTAGTTTTCTTGGGTGCATGCTCTGCGGGAAACATTAATCTTCAGACTATGATTGTTGCGGGCATAGCAGCTCTGGCAATTATGGTTACTAAATTTAACGACTATTGGCAAAAGGAACAAGTAGAATATGAAGACCCTAAAGCCTTGTCGAGATTATTTCAGTTCATTTGAATTAAATTCAAGGAGGAAAAAAATGAAATGGAGACAGAGAATAAAGAAGAAAAGCCGCAGCTTATTGAAGACGCTAATAAAGCTGCCGAAAGGATTGAAAAAGCGCTGGCAGAGATGCAGAAGCGGGAAGCATTTATAAGACTGGGCGGAAAGACAGAAGCTGGGTCACCTGCTGAAGTGCCGATAGACCCAGAGGTAGCTAAGAAAGAAAGAATTAACAAAGCACTTAAACACACGGGTTTTAAAATATGACAAGCCTTGTTTTCGTGGATAAGATATGCAGGAAATGCGGAAAGGAAAGACGCTTTGCAGAGGGTTCTTTAAGAGACAAAGAAAGTATTTGTGGTAATTGCTGGGACTGGAGCGTTCCTGATAGTGAGTATAAACCCAGCGATACCTTTTAATACATTAATTTAGTATTAATTGTATGGTAGATACCACAGGGGAACAAGATTTAAGAGCAGAAGACTTCGAAAGTATTGTTAAGGGTTTTGCTTTGCAGGAATTTAAGATTAAACCTTTGTTAATGAACCAGACTTCTAATGCTTGGATTGAAACTTATTATCGTGAAACAGCGACAGAACTAACAGGGGGACTTGGAAGTGCTGTTAAGGGAATACCAAGACTTGCTGCATTCCCATATGGAGAGCCAAGCTGGACAAAAGTTCAGGCTTACATAGAAAAATATGGTATGGAAGGTATTGTCTCGTGGGAAGATATGCTGACAGACAATATTGACGTTGTTGCAAGAACACTTTTAAGAATATCAAGAGCTGTCGCTTATGCTGTTGATAGTCAGATTTATGCAGTTATGCTTGTTGCAGCTGCCGTCGGTGGTGGGGGTTCAACAGTTACAGTTGCAGCTGGTTCAGAATGGAACTCAGCAACAGTAGCAAACAGAGACCCTATTGCAAACATCTTAAGCGCTAAGAATTATCTTTATACAAATAACTTTGACCCTGACAGAGGTGAAGGATTTATTTTATTAAATCCAAATGAATATGAATATCTCTTAGGCAATTCGAAGGTTGTAAATAATCCATCTTTTAAAACAGCAGATGTAGTTTCAAATGGTGTTGTTGGTGTTGTTTGTGGATTAAAAATTATAGTCTCAAATGTTGTAACAACAGATACAGGGACAATAGTCGGAATAGCTAAGGAGTGCGGAACTTGGAAGTCTGCTTCACCTTTGACTGTTCACACAATAGAAGATAAGGGGGTTAAGTATACCATAAGAGCTTATGAAATGGGGGTTACACAGATTACAACCCCTAAAGCGTTAGTTCTTATAACAAATACAAAAGCTTAATAATGGCAGACGAAGCCGTGATAATAGAATTACTGGGGAACGGAGGCGACCCCGTGAGGTACACGTGTGCCGACGCTGCAATACCAAAAGGAACTCTATTAAAAATTACTGACCCCAGAACAGCAGCAGCAACAGCTGCTGATAATGACCCATTCGCTGGAATTGCAGCTTTTGAAAAAGTATCTGGAGACGGAGCAACAACAATAACAGCATATACTCACGGAATATTTGATTTAACAGACAGCGGAGCTGGTGTAACAGCTGGTGAGAGAGTGTCTATTAAATCAGCTAATAAGTTCGCTAAGGTTGCAGGTGCTGACCAATTGTTTGCCGATGTAGGAATAGCATTAGAAACAGCAGGTGCTGGGGAAGTAATCGCTGTTCTAATCGGGAGTGGCTTCTAAATGGCAGCAGGTGCAGTATGGCAAATTATTGAATTACTTGGTGAGCCAAGAGGTATTCCTATTAGATATACCTGTGCAGATGTGGCAATTCCAAAAGGAACTGCTTTGCAGATAACAGACCCGAGAACTGCCTCAGCTCAAACAGGAACAGCAGATGCTTTTGCAGGTGTTGCCGCATTTGAAAAAGCTGTAGATGGTTCTTTGACAATTACTGCCTATACAAAAGGAATATTTTTAGCTACAAGCGGAGCAGCAGTTACTGTTGGAGCAAGATTAATCCCTGCAACAGAAGCCAATAAAGTTATCATTGCTGACGCTGCTGGAATATTAAAAAGTTGTGTTGGCACAGCTCTTGAGGCAACAGCCGGAGATGCTGAAACATTAGCAATAATGCTCGGGGGATATTAAATGGCAGGAGAAATATTAAACCCAAAGGCTTTGATTTTGCCTAAGGTTACAACAGCAGTGAGGGATACTCTGGTTGCAGAAATTGGAACAATAATTTATAATACAACAACAAATAAAATTAACTTCTGCAAGACAGCAGCTGCGGCTGCGGGTTCTTGGGAAGCAGTAACAAGCGCATAATGGCATACGAGAATATTCAGGATATATTGAACCCAAGCGCTTTAATATTACCAATAGATACAACAGCAAACATTACAACAATTGCTGGGACAGCAGAGATGGGAACGCTGATGTATTCAACAGATGATGCTAAATTAATATTCGTGAAGAATGCCGCAGGGCATGAACACGTGACAAGTGGATAATGGTAGCAGGAGACGTAGAAGTGAGGATAGTTGCAGCGGATACAGCTTTAATAGATACTGCTGTAACAGCTATGAGAGTAACAGCTGGCGCTAATGGTAAATTTATGATGACAGCTATTGGACCCGAGAGCCAGCAAGTTGTTATAGTTGCTATAACGGAGGCTTAAATGGCAGCCGGTGATGTAAAGGTTTCTAATACCAAGGTGAAAGCATTTGATTGTAATTTGTTTGACGGGGCTGATGATGTTATTGAAATTCCTCATACTCCTTATGAATTGGGAACTAATCTTACTAATGGATTTACTATTTCTGCGTGGATTTTAGCAAGAACTGCTGGAGAGGGAAACGTAGGTAGAATTTTTGATAAAAGTTCAGGGATTAATGGGGATACAGGTTTTGCTTTTCAGATTTCAGCAGGGGTTGGCGGAGTTTTAAAATTCAGAATGGGTGCAGGCGGAACAAGCAGATATGGTTCTGCTATAGGAGTTTTTAATTATTGGTTTAATGCTTTGGTGACAGTTTCAGCTGCTCAATTATGCACTTTTTATGTTAATGGGGTTTTAAACGGGAGTGCAAATCAGGATTTAGTTGGGACAATAGCAGGAATAACCACAGCAAATAATGCAACAATAGGCTGCCATAATACAGGTGTTGGAGCTTTTGATGGGGGAATAAGAGATGTTAAGATGTGGAATAAAGTTTTATCAGCTGACGAAATAACACAAGAAGCATTTTCAGGGGGTTATGTAGCCCGTGAAAATTTAATCCATTATTTTAAATTAGGCGGAGATTATACAGATTACGGATTTGTTGGTGTTGCTGCCACAAATACTGGCAGCGTTGTTGCTTGTATGGACGGACCCTTAACAACAGCAGTTAAGGCTCAAAGGGTAGCATCTACGGATAGCTGGCTCCTTTATAGAGGCAGAGGCGGACAGATTGGTTCAATTAATATAGAGCAGGCTTAAAATGAAATACTTTGTTAGAACTTATACGGGAACAGGAGACAATAAAACTTTTACTGAGAAGCCTTGTGCAAGTCTGGCAGAAGCACAATCAACAGCCACAGTTAGTGATAAAATCCACATCTGCAGGCATGAAGAGAAACAATCTTGTTCTTTAACTTCTAAATAAAATGAGAACAAAACAAGACAGGGCGAGAATATCAACGCAAGAATGGGAAATAGATTATTGCAATAAATTAGCGAGAGAAATTATTGATTATCCTTTTGCTGCTAATAATCCCTCGAAAGTCAGGCGTGTTGCCAAAGCCTTATTAAGATTTACTGAAAAATGGAAAAGGCAACAAAGGAAGAAAAAGCAGCAATAATGCAGGCTTTTAAAGACGCTGAGCAAAGGGCTATGATTAAGATTAAAAATAGAATGCGAATTCTTGCTAAATCTGAAAGGCTTAGAAAACAGATGGAAAGGCAGATAAAAGAAGAATTATCTCCTAAACCGAAAGATATATAAAGTCTGTGTGTGTCTATATATTATAACCTGAGGTGGTTAAAATGAAAAAAAATAAAGATGAAAAACTTGAGGCTCTTTTGGGCAGATTAATCTTAAAGATTTGTCTGATAGCCTATACTGACGACTTATATCACATCGATTATGAAGTCAGCAAAGTTTTAGATGAGGAACAAAAATGGAAAAAATAAAAGGTCAGATACAGAAAATATCCGTCACAGATGGTGTCGGAAAGTTGTCAAATAAACCTTTCAAGAGATGGGAATACCTTATTGATGAGAAGAAGTATTCAACATTTGACGAAGCCATAGGCTCGTCTTTTAATGTGGGTGATTTCGTAGAGATGGAAGGCTCACAAAAAGGGACTTACTGGAACATGACTTCAATGAAAAAAGCCAGTCCTGACCTTCCTAGCCCCAAAGATTATAACTCTGTGGAGCTATTAAGGCAGATTTTGGCAGAATTAAAGACTTTAAACACAAAGGCAAATGGGAACAGCTAAAACAAGATTATTAAAGATTGAATGGTTGAAAAACACCATTCAGTCCTTTTTTACCAAGAAGCCAGACCTTGTTATTTCTAAACAGAGGATTATTGCCGAGTTCTGCATAGCTCATAATTCAACAGACAGAACAGCCAAAGAGTTATTGAAGGTTATGGAGAATATGGGGCTGATTGTTATTGAGAAGGATAATATTAAAAGGGGGAAATTCTAAAATGAGAGACTATTATCTGGACGATGATGGAATTGTATTGGACGAATTGCTTGATTTTGACTATGATGGCAAAGAAAAAGAAGGGCAAAAGGTGCTGATTAAATGGGTTAATGGCAACTTTTATCTTTTGAAAGCTTTTGTTTAGTTCAATTTATGGGGAGAAAGAGACTGCGTGTTTGCATTATTTGCGGAAAGATTTTAGGCAAATTTAGTCACACATATTGCCGTCGCTGTTGGGCTATGGAGCAGAGATGGAGGGGGAAAAGAAAGAGGGATGTTATTCTCGAACAAATTTAATATGTCTGTGTTCTCCGTTCTCGTCATGTTTGCATTTTATCATTTTATAACTGTCTTGGCAAGGCTTGCATAGAATTAATTTATCATTATTTTCACAAATATACCCATATTCCAATTGATTGCCGCATTTTGTGCATATAAAATCCTTATCTGAACCTGTTGCTCGTGCCGTCCTGTCTGAATTATCTTTACTCGTTCTAATTTCCATTGCCAATATGTATAACAGCTCCTTTTTGTGCTTCTATTCTATCATTTATTTCTTTTAGTTCTATCTTCTTTTTAGCTAATTCTGCTTCATTTTGCATTATTTCTTTCCT